CAGAACGAGCGATCATTCCAGAGACGCCAGCGAGGGTTAAATGCCCCGCGTTGACTGCATTCGTCCAAGCATCTAAACCGCCCTGATCAGGTTCACGGCCCAGTAGCTCGCGATAATATCCTGCAATTTGGTCGCGTGCCATTAGAAGAAACCTCCTTGAGCGAATACGTGAACACGTGTCGCTGAGCTTGGCGCTGTCAATGCTTGGCTTACGCCTGCATAAATAACAGCTCCAGACGGCACATAAAGACCAGTGTTTTTCTTATCTGTCTCCCCAGCAGAAGTGCTGCCACCCAGATTTGGAACGGGGATCGAAAGAGGAGGTAGCGGAATATTTGTTCTTGTTCCTGCAGAGCCTGAGCTGATTGTGGCTTGAGCAACGCAAACTGAATTAGCCGATGTGATCGAGGCGGCCGAGGCAGCGATACTCAGAAAGACACAAACCTGTGCAGCAGTTGTACTGGCTTCAGTCGCCATGATTGAAAGGCTGTCAACAACTGCACCGTCATTGCTCAAACAATCGACCAGAAGAACACAGCCACCACCACTCGGTGTATTTAGGTTTGCCGCATCAGTTAACGCAGCGGCACCTCCAAGAGTCGCAAAAGAATGCAGCGGCCGGTCAACCAGCAGCGGCATTTTATTAGAACTACTGGTCGCCAAAACAAAACTCCTATTTCTCTAATTTTAGATGGCTTGAATTACTCTTTTGAATCAGGCATTGCCTCGTTACGACGAGGTCCGGAGCCCATAGATCCAAGGCCTGTATTCATGCCACGGGGAGGACTCATTTCAGACCCTGGTCCACGGGTTTCAAGGAATGCTGGCTTATCAACCTTTGGGTCAATACCTGGGACAGCAAAGTAGCTACCCATTTGGGTTGGCCTCTGATACGTAGGCCCCTCGCTCTGAACTATCTGTTCAGCATCGCCGTAAGGATTACGACGGAAGACAACATCACCATTGGGTTGGCCCTGAGGGGAAAACTGAGAGGCGACCGGAGTAAATGATTGGAAATTATTAGGGTTGTTAGGAACACCATTTTTTGTTGCCTTGAAAAACTGATCAGCCTCTGAATGTCCTTGAGTGTTGGTGTACCACTCATCCATTCGTGCTTGGCGCTTGGGGCCATCACGATGCTTGTAGAAGTCAGTGCTGGGGTAAGAGCGTTTAGCCATCAGTTAGCAATCCGGTTCATGTACTTTTTGAAGAGATCCATGCCACGACCAGCAAGCTTTGCTCCTGCTTGAGCGGCAACTGGCTGCTGCTGAGCTGTCTGAGCCGTGTTGATTTCTCGAGGCTGACCCGTTTCGCCTAATGGATTAGGGCTTCCCTCTGATGGGAAGAACTGCCCCTGATCCATGGCTTGCTGAATCGCCTCGTTACTAGGACCGGTGCCTTCGTACGAGTTGGCGAACTTCTTGTTGTATTCCCTCATCGCCAACGCTGGGTTGGCTTTTGCCCATTCGGCCATAGCACCGTCGTAACCCATGGCACCGATGATTTCATCAGTCAGGCCAGCACCGACTTTTTGCTGGGTGCTGTAGTAGTCAGCGAGGTTGCCATCACCCGAGAACTGGTTCTGCTGTGCGGTAGCAAGCATTGCTTTGCCAGCGTCAGTGCCATAGATCCCGGTGCTTGGGGCGTATTGCTGACGCATCGCTTCCAGCGCTGACTGGCGAGCATCAACGTCATCAGAAAGGCCTGTGCTTCTGGGCAGCTGTTGAGGCAATGACTTGGCAGTTTCGTCCTTCAAGCTTCTGATGAATTCCATGTCCAGGCCAGCGCCCTGGTCGTCGCGACCAGAAGCATCTGGAACTGGCTCACCCTCGCCCATTCTCCGGCGATAGTCATTGAGGGTGTTATTCAATACTCTCTGCTCAGACTCCAGCCCGCGCATTTCCTTATTTAAGGACTGAATGCCCGATTCATACGCACCAGGAAAACCGAGTGGTTTGCCTATGTATTGCTGTAGGAACTGGTGAACTCCTAAAGTCCCCTGGCGGTCACTGATCTGTTGCTCAGTGTCTGCTAGAGCACGCTCAACAGCAGCCCTGCCTTTAAGCGAGTTGGCCTGCGCGAGTGCGTCGTTGTAGTTCGCGTAAAGCTTGCCGTCATCACCGACATACTTACCGTCTTTTCTCTGATAGCCCAAAGTTACCTCCAGTTCATTGCGCCTTGAGCCTGCATGACACGAGTACCGACAGCGGTATCAGCAGGACCAGGGATAGACATGATGAATTCAGCGCCGGCCCTGTCGTAGGCGTATCGACGTACTTCGTCGCGGCGATAATTAGCCACGTAAAGAGTCTGAGCAAGACGGTCAGCCTCCCTCAGGTATACCTCCCAGTAATCCTTGTCAGCCTTAAGAGGCTCGGACTGAAAGATTGCGCGTTCAGTATCACCAGTAATCCGCTCAACACGGCTGGGCTGTGGCTGCGTCTCGCTCTTGAAAATCTGAGAGACTTTATAGACCTTGTCGCAGCGGTCGAGGTGTTCAAGAATGCGGGTATAGAAATAACTATCCGGCACTCTTGCCATAGCCTCTTCCAACCGAGCAATATCGCCGGCAGGCAGGTTGGCCCCGACGTTGTAACCCAAATGGAATCGACATCGGCTTTTGTCGAAATCGTTGAGTTCCAAATTAAATCAGCGACCTATAGGTAATTCTATGAAAATCAACCGCAGTAAATTACATCAGCTGCGATGACCTCATCCCAGTCAACACGACCAATCTTCTTCAGTTGATCCAAGCCTTTGAAACGCTCACCTGGCAGAGAGAGACGCAGCTCGACAATCTTCTTTGCAGTCGCGTAGCCGATGCCTTTGACGTGCTTGGCAATTGCCTCTGCCGTCGCAACGTTGACGTTCAGGCGTGTGTCTGCAGGGATGATGGTTTCAGGAAGCTTGTCCTCATCAATCTCCTTTTCTGCGGACTGAGGTTCGACAGTTTGGCCGGTGCGACCTTTGCCTGCCTCGTAGCTCACCAAATCAGCAAGGGCAACGTATTGCACTTGACCGCTTGAATTCTTGACCATGGCCCAGTCCCTATCGTGGTGGCCGATGAATTCAACAAGCTGTCCGTTTTTGGTGTTCTGATAAAGCGACATATGTACAAAAAAATGAGGGCAACTGGTGGCCCAGCGCCCTCATCCTAGGGAATAAAAACCTGGAGATCAGGTCTCAGTGGTGTAAGGAACCCGAGTGTCTTCAACGTCAGCGACTTCGTCGTCGACGTAGTAAGAAACTTCGCAAATGATGGGGGTGCCGCCGACAGCTGTAGAGCTGAGGGTTGAACCCGCACCGTTACCAGCTGCATTACGCACGAAGACCTTAAGGGTCTCAGCGCCAGCCAGGATCTCACCAGTCACAACGCCCTTCTTGGCAGCGGCGGGGGCAATAGTGCCACCGGAGACTGCAATGGTGGGAGTAGAGACAACTGAAGTACTGATAGTGCCAGCAGCGGAGGCTGCTGCATCCTTCAGCGCAATGGTGTCAGTGTTGGTGCCTGCGAGGCCTGAAGTCGCAGAACCGCCATCCTTGTTCTTGCGGGTGTCAGACACACGCAGACCAACGGAGTAGACAACAGCGCCGGCCGGGACGACCAGACCAGTGTCATCAGCACGCACCTTGTCGTCGCCGCGCATATCCGGTGAAGGAATGATCACGTCGAACTCAGTGCCGCCGGTGGCATCCACCAGCGCATAACCGATCTTGTTGTAGTAAACACGACCGGGAACAGCGACGACGCCTTGGCCGCCGTCATGGCTCTTGAGGTTGGCAACAAAGTTGCCGGGGAAAATTTTCTTCATGGTTACTTACCTCCTATCAATAAACGAAAGAGTAAGCAACGGTGATGAAGTCGCGATTAAGCACTTCAAAACCGGCGAAGAGGCTCCAGATCATGATGATGAAACGACTGAAGTCGTCGTTGTTGTTCAACAGAATCTGTGCATTATTACCGCCAATACCCACGCCAACTGCTTGAGGACCGAAGAAGAGCATCGGTGCAGCAGTTGTCACCTCATTGTTGATTGCAGGAGATGCATCAGCAATGGTGACTTGCAGAGACTTCTCAGCAAGGTTGGTGGATTCGAACCAACGAACTCCCTCAAAGAGGAACCCCGACGGCATCACGGGTTGTCCAGCTACGAAACCAGCCTGGCCGTAAGCGGGACCCATGCCATAGAAGAAGTTGGCATTAGGAGCCTGCTCAGGCTGCAGGGGGTTGACCATGCCGTTACCGGCATAGCGCGCGATCTCCCTAAAGGCGTCGTTTTGTCTCAAGTGCATCATCGCCGTAGGGTCGGCAATGCAGCGGTAGTAGCCGTCAGCGAACGTAGGAACGTTGCGCTTACGCATGTCCTTGACCACCTGGAGCAGGTCGGTCTTGACGTCGAACTTGGCCGATTGGCCAGTGGTGTAGTTCAGGAAAGGAGCGGCTGCTGCCTTGCCTTGGCTCAGGGGATAGTAATAACCACCTTGGGTGTCACTTGCCTCGCCGTTTGCTTCTGCTTTGAACAGTTCGTCTGCGAAGACGCGATCACGCCAGCGGCGATAGTCGTCGAGCAGGGTCAGTGAACCGATTGACTGGTGGAAAACATTGAGGTTTCCAGTATCAAGCAGAAGACGCTGAGCAGTAAGAAGGGTTTCGCGAGCAACCTTGAAGGTACTGGGCGAAGTCGCGTCAGTCGGATCGGCAGGACCCGTGTATTCCTTCAGGTTGACAAGAACCTTGTCTTTAACAATCGAGCGGCTAGATGCGGTGCCCAGAGTCTGGTCAGCAGTACGCTCTCGAGAATCCTTGTTACCAGGATTGCCCCAGAAGCGGTATCTATCTAACTGAACAGTTTGGCCTGGTTGCTTAGCAAAATCATGAACCACCACAGGCTCGATTGCCATCTCAACGATGTAACCGGGGTGGGGGCGATAAAGCTCCGCGCCTAGCAGCTTCGGAAAATCATTATCAATCCACATGGATCGAAATTCCTAGCTGTAAGGGTTATCTGGCTCGCTTATTGCGTGCCTGGTATTACTATAGAGATGATTTGTAGGGATAAACGATTTGGACGTCACTGATGTCCGGGGGCTGCTTGGGCTGCTCCTTGTAGACGGAAGCCTCGTGTTATATCGAACTCCTTCCGGGGGCTACATCCAGCTCACGATTACTGCAGGGGTGAAAGAGTCAGCATTTCTTGAAGATAAGGTCACTGAATTCAGGACATTTTTCCCTACAGAAGCTCAGATCAATCCGTACAAAACTCCTAGGCGTGCTAATGGGAAGCAGACACAGGTGCTCCGTTTTAGGTGCTCGACCAACAAGCTGCGGCCCGTGTACAACCTTCTATATCCAAGTGGAGAACGTCAGATAACCCAGCCGGTCCTGGACCTCCTTGGGGCCAAGGCTGCCGCATGGTGCTGGGCGGAAAGTGCCGAAATCGGTAAGCGAGGTGGTGCAAAACTCACGCGCGTTGGCAACACGCTGACAGAGGCCATGAGATTGCACACATGGCTCCAGCTGCTCACCGGCGCATCAGGCGATGTGAAGCTCTGCCGCAAGCGTCCTCGAATCGCCTATTCGCCAGAAGAGGCAGCAAAGATGCGCGACGCATTGATTCAATACGCACCACCTAGCCGCATTCACCTATTCACAGGAGACGTACCTGATGTCAGCGCAATTCGTAGCGCGCGTACTGAGCTACTGCTTGGGGCAGGGGACGCTGGGTTTAAGGGGGCGCAGGCAGCGTCCCTGGTTGGAAATCATTCGCACTGAAACAGAGAAGCTGTACCAGAACCAACAGCTAAGAGTCCTGAAAGACTCGCACCCAGGAAAGATTGACTATCTATGGGACGTGCTGCCGACAGATGGTTTCTACGACAAGAATCGACTCAGGGTCAGAAGCGACGAGCTCTACAGGGCGTATGAACTGATGTACCCCAGAGACAAAAAGATCATCACACCGCAGATCATCAGCATTGTCGGCATGAATGGCGTGGCAGCGCTTTGGTCAGACCGAGGGCGCGTAGTAGGAAGAATCGGGAAGATAATTACCAGATGGTCACACAGAGAAAACGAGTACATGGCCGAATGGATTAACTCGCAAGGTTTTGACTGCAGGGCTGTCAGAAAGCTTGGGATTCAGTTCACCAGGGAATCCACTAAGCCGATCATCGACGAATTACGTCCATATACACATAAATGCATAAGATCTAAGTTCAGAAAACAACCACCACGTCTGTAGGATTTAATTGCCTCAAAGAAGAACTGCGTCAGAGGCCACCCCCTGTCAGGAGTCCGGGTTTTTGTAGTTTCAACGGACTGGTAACTGATCCTTCCTGCATCTGGCCCGTGTGGGAAGGCACCTGACCTTACTTACAGTTAGTAGATCGACTTAGGCGAACCATGCCACAAGAGATGGAATGCAAGGACGGCTTTTGTCAGCTAAAGACGCCAATCCCCGCGGTAAAGCCTGAACACATCTTTTTCGCTCCCATCGAAGAGCCGGCACCCCCAGAGCCTGAAAAACAGCCAGAAACTCCAACCATTCGGCAAAAGTTTCTTGATTACTGCGAGCAGTATCCATATGACATTGAATGCAAGATTTACGACGTATAACTGATTCTGCGATTCCTTAGACTGTTTTCATAAACAGATGTCGGCAGAATGGCTGTCTTTAATAAGCTCAATGGATTTGTAGAGCACCTAAGTGAAGGTGTTCATAACCTTGGGACTGATCAGCTCAAGCTGGCATTGAGCAGCGTTGCCCCTACCTCAGAGACAACGCCGCCGACCCAGACAACCTCTAATTGCATCCTTGCGAATGTGACTGAGATTACCTACACGGGTCTCAGTAGCACTGATGTCGTAACAACCTCCTCCGCTCAATCCTCTGGCACGTATCGGCTAGTTCTTGCTGATCTGACGCTGAGCGCATCTGCGACAGTCGGCCCGTTCCGATACATCTACCTCTATAACGACTCTCCTACGTCTCCAGCAGATCCGCTGATCGGCTACTTCGACTATGGAGCAAACCTCACTCTTAATAACGGTGAGAGCTTGACCATTGACTTTGACCAGGCATCTGGCGCGCTGACCCTGGCTTGATCACGCAAAACAGCAGATAAGACATGTACTCGGTCGCAGTTGACTCTCTTTCTTTAACTGCGTCCGTATCTCCAGGGGATTTCAAGGGCCACTGGTCGATCCCCGCACAAGTTTCATACATATCAACTCTGAACGGATATGCGCGAGGGCCGCTGGACCCTGTCGCATTCGTAGGGGCTAACACAGCTAATGACAACACCGTCGCCATTCCATCTCACCAGGTCGGCGACCTGGTGGTGGTGTTCGCCCTAAATACGAATGGGGGCGGGGCTAACAATTCTCCGGTTACGCCACTCTCTCCAAGTGGGCAACCGCAGTGGACTGACTTAAGAGACATCACGCTTGCCGGCACCAGGCTCAAGATCGCATATCTTTTTGCCACGCAAAACACAACTGTTGTTGGTGCCTGGGTTAGAGCAAACAGAACAACCGTTGCTATTTACAGGAATACCAAAGGCTT